CTGGTTACCTCAGGTTGGGGTGCTGCGACCGGCTCAGTCCGCTCGATGAGCTGTCTCTTGCCGGTTTTGGGGTTGAGGAGGTAGGAGCCTCCTTGACCATGGTATTCATCGATTGTGATAGCCATCACTAGGTTCCGAGGTTCACAACAGAGGTTCTGTACTTGACGAGGTAGTCGCACATCACGACGCCTGCGGGCACATCAGCCTCCACAGTCTGGAACTCTACTTGAAACGGCTGAATGTCGATCGCCAGACCCCCGAGGGTCAGGTCAGCCATCAGCTTTGAGTGAAGTGATTCAACGACCGGATCGGCCGCCTGGTCGGGCACGTTGGCGCGGATGACAACGGCGACCCGGACCAGCAAACTCCAATCAAGCGTGGGCAGGCTGGTGTTCTGCTCGCAGCGATCCTTGATGGGCTCGACGATGATGGCCGGAGACTCTTGCCTGGCGAGCGGCTCGACGCGAGACCGGTAGATCCGCGTGCTGACACCGACGGTGCCGTTGAGCGCCGTGCGAATTGCGGCGAGAATCTGTTCGCGCTTGGTCATGACATCAGATTAGCGGTGTCGTGGCGACCAAGCGCGAAGGATGGCGTGAAAAATCGTGAGCTACGCCCAGGGCAGGCCTTGGGCGGTTTTGGGAGCACGCTGGGATTCGATCCGGTCCTCAAGGGCCTGCTCGATCTTGGCCACCTTCTTGGGCGCCAAACTTGTCTTTGACCCAGCCGACGGCGGGCCAGGTGGTGCCAGGTGAACTGTAGCCGGCGTGATTAGGGAGTAGGACTACGGCGCCTTGAGTGCGGCAACTTCGGCTTCGAGAGCTTCGATACGGAGCTGCGCTTCTTGGATTGCCTTGATTGCCATCCACATCATCTGCTGGTCCTTGACACCCATTCGGACAATCTCTTCCTTGGCGGGCTCAATCTCGTTGCCGTCATCATCGAGTTTTGCTGGCTCGGCGCTTTGCTTTACCCAGTCAGCAATTACTTCAGGGCAATACTCTGCGACTTGTTGTGCAATGACGCCGTAGCGCAGGCTTTCTGCATCCTCGTCTTCGTTGTAGTGAAACTTTTTAAGCTCCCAATGCTTAAGGCAGTCCCAAGTGCTATCAAGATCTGAAATGTTTTTCTTTTCTCGCTCGTCCGACAGGTTGACGTTATTGCCGCTAAAATTGGAAATGCCTCCGTTTTCGTTTACATAGAAACGATAAGTGCTGCTTGTAGATGAGTAAACATGATATGTATTAACACCACTGCTAATGGTCGCAAAAATACCTCCAGTTGGTTCAATCCAAAATCCGTTATTTGCGGGGGTAATATTGGTTTTTGCAAATGTTACAGCTCCACCTGCATGAATCCTCATCCGCTCCGTCGGGCTGCTCGCTCCGTCGCCGGTCGTGGACAGCATGATCCTGCCCGGCATGTCGTTCGCGCCAGGGGTGCCGTCTACGGCGGCTGTAATTACTGCGCCGTATATTGATTTTGTTCCATCTGCCCCCAGAAAGGCAACTTGTCCTAATTCATCGTTAGCCTGAACAATTGTATTTGATCCAACGGAAGTGCCTCTTGATGATGCAAGAGACAGAACGGCGCCACCGTTATCGTTTGCATTATAATAAAAAGAGGCAGTGCGTTGCGTGAGAGTGCCGGCTGTTTCTACCTGAAAGGCTGGCGCATAGTTTGTGAATAAGTTTGTCCGCGCAGTAGACGTGCCAAGCAGGAGCCTGCCGGAGCTGTCGAGGCGGGCGACTTCACTGGCGCCGATATTGGCAATAAAAGGCGCGGTAGACGCAGCAGAAGTGAGCGTGGTTGTTCCGCTGAACGTCTTGTTTCCGCCGATGGTCTGGTTGCCGGTGGTGTAGACGCCGTTGGTGACGGTGGCGGCGTTGCCGGTGACACTGATGCCCCAAGTGCCTGAGGCGCCCGTGCCTGTGGCCGAGGGCGCGCCCACGGTGTTGTAGCTGACCGTAACCGCTGCGCTTCCGTTGAACGTGCTACCCGATGCGGCACCAGCGCCGCCGTTGTTGAAGGTGGCGCTGTTGGTCGTCAGGCGGGTGTCGCTCAGCCGGGCGTCGTTGCCCTGGCAGAAGGTGTTGGCTGCAGTACCGAACGACCCTGTTGTCAGCACGCCGCTGGTGGTCGTGATGATCGGCAGGTTGGCGGTGGTCCCGATCGCGCCCGCGTTGCTGATGTTGCCGTGGACGTGCGTGCTGCTCGCGGCGTCCGTGATGCCGTAACCCGACAGCGTCGTCGGTTTGCTGGCGATGTTGGCAAAGGTGTAGCCCGTGCAGTTCGTCAGCGTGCCCGAGGTCGGCGTGCCCAGCAGTGGTGTCACCAGGGTGGGGCTGGTGCTCAGCACCACGCTGCCCGAGCCAGTGCTGGTGGTGACGCCCGTGCCACCATTCGCCACGGCCAGGGTGCCGGCCAGGGTGATCGCGCCCGTGGTGCCCGTGGACGGCGTGAGGCCCGTGGTGCCGGCGCTGAAAGATGTGACGCCACCAGCGGTGCCGTTTGCTGCAGACGTAATCCGCCCCTTGGCATCGACGGTGATGTTGGCGTTGGTGTAGCTGCCGGCGGTGACGGCGGTGTTGGCCAGGGTGGCCGTGCCCGTGACGTTCGCCGAGCCGTTGAAGGAGCCCGATGTGTAGGTCACGTCGCCGGTCAGCGCGATCGTGCGCCCGGTCTGCAGCGTCGTTGCCGTGGTGGCGTTACCGCTTAGAGCGCCAGAAAAGGTGGCCGCTGTGACTGTTGCAGCGTTGAAGGTGAGCGCATTGCTGCCGGTGCATTCCAGTCGAACGTCGAAATCCGTTCCCGCCGCGTCAGTTGAATGGAAGTCGATGTAACGACCGATTTCCATAACGCCGTCAGTTCCGACTGCGGCGTATCCTCGGAACCAGTTGCCCACAACGGGTGATGTTAGGATCTCCGAGGCCGTCCAGGAAACGTTCGCCGAGCCGTTGAACGTCTTGCCCGTTGCGCCAATCGTCAGCGTGCGCCCGGTCTGCAGCGTCGTTGCCGTCGAAGCGTTGCCGGTCAACGCCGCCGTGATTGTCCCGGCCGAGAAGTTGCCACTCGCATCCCGCGCCACGATGGCGCTCGCAGTGTTGGCATTCGTGGCCGTAGTAGCGCTATTACTGACCTTGCCGGCCGTGCTGATCGTCGCCAGCTTGGTGTCGACGATCCCAGCCGCCGCCGCAACATCCGCGTTGACGATCGTGCCGTCCTCGATCGATGCGCTGGTGACGAGCGCGTCGGTGATCAGCGCCCAGCCTTCGCCGTTCCACCTCCAGGTGCGACCGGAGTAGGCGTAGGTCTGGTTGGTTGTGGGGCTGGACGGGAAATCGATGGGCATGGGTCTTAGCGGAACTCCGCGATGATGTGGCCGAAGGTCGGGTCAATGGTGCCGTTGCCGCCGACGCCGATGATGGTGAGGAAAACATCAGCCTTGGCGCCAGTCGCCAGGGTTTTCCAGCCGCTGTCGCGATACTGGTTTTGCACGTCCACAGTGACGGAGGCTGCCGTTGTGCCGATTTGGCTGTAACTGGCCGCTGTCTGGGTGAAGGTTGTGCTGTATTCCAGCTCAAGGATCGCGGCGGCCTGGGCTGCCACCCCTGTCTTGTTCACCAGCAGGCGGCACTCGGTGTAGTTCGTCAGGTCAGCTTCCTGGATGTAAGCAGTGTTGCCAGCAAAGATGGTCGCCGCTGCTGGCATGTTCGTCCAGGCGATGCTGCTGCCTGCGTAGAACGTCACTCGCAGCACGCCGCCACCGCCGCCGCCGCCGCCGGTAGGTGCCGCCCAGGTGCCATCGGCTCGCAGGAAGTTGGAGGTGCCGCCGCCCGATGCCGGGGCCAGGCCTTTCAGGCTGCTGGTGAAGGCGTCCAGCATCGCCGTCGCCTGCGTGCCCGTTAGGTCTTCCACGTTGCCGGTGCCGGCCGTGGTGCGCCCCTTGAAGGTGGTGGTTGCCACCTGGGCCAGCTTGGCGTTCGTGATGGCGTTGGCATCGACCGTCCAGGTGGCGCCCGAGCCCGACACCGTGATGTCGCCTTTGTCGCCGTCGGAAACCCCGCCACCGCCGCCACTGGCGGCAATCGTGACGGTGTCCGTCGCCGCGTCCGTGGTGATCGTGACGTTCGACCCGGCCACCAAGGTCAGGGTGTCACCGGTGCTGTCGGCGACGACGTTCGACTGCCCCGCCACCGCAATGGTCGAGAACAGGTTCTGATCGCCCGTGTTCGTGCCGCTCGAGGTGCCCGAGAATGTGCCGCTCTGAGTGGCCAGCGTGCCCAGGCCCAGCGTGGTCCGCTGGGCTGCTGCATCGGCATCATCCAGCAGGGCGCGACCCGCGGCGGTGCAGGTGATCTCTTCAACGACACCCGCTCCTGCGGTGCTGCGCCCCAGCAGCCGATCCGTCGCGCTGACGTTCTGGATCCTGGCGTAGGTGACCGCTGAGTTGGCGATCGTCGTGGCAAACGAGCCCGTGCCCGAGCCCGTAACGTTGCCCGTCAGCGTGATCGTCTGATCGCCGGTATTGGTGCCGCTGGACGTGCCCGAAAACGTGCCGCTCTGGGTCGCCAGCGTCCCGAGTCCGAGCGTGGTGCGCTGGGCCGCAGCGTCAGCGTCATCGAGCAAAGCCTTGCCGGCGGTGGTGATGTCGCCGCCGAGCTTGGCGGTTCCCACCACGCCGTTGTCGATCGTCCAGGTCGAGCCTGTCCCCGACACCGTGATGTCACCCTTGTCGCCGTCCGTGACGCCAGCGCCGCCGGAGCCGACCAGGCCTGGCGCACCCAGCTCCACCCACTGGCTGGAGCTGCCGTCGTTGACGTAGGTGTAGAGGATGCCGTTGTCGGTATCGAGCCACTCGGCGCCGGCCACCGGTGAAACAGGGGCAGTCGCGCTTGCGGTAAACGACACGCCGCCGGTGCCGGCCGACAGCTCGACGATCGTGTCAACGCCGCCGACCGACTTTTTCGTGTACAGCTTGCCGTCGTAAGTGTTGACCGCGAGCTCGCCAAGCTGCAGATCGCCGACAACTGGAACTTTGCCGGCGACTGCGCTGCGTTTGACCTTGATCGTGTTTGCCATGTGGCTGCCCGTGAGTGCCTAGAGAGGCGGGACTGTGGACGAAGCGTCAGAAGGTGCCGCCGTCCAGGGTGATGTTGTCGATCGTGCCGCCGGTGATGGCGACGTTGCTCGCATCCTGGGTGGCGATGGTGCCAAGGCCCAAGGTGGTGCGGCCGGCGGCTGCATCAGCGTCGTCGACCAGGCTGCGGCCGAAGGCCGTGAAGCTGGTGGTTGTGAAGGCGTCTGCGCCGGTGGCGTAGATCAGCTGGTTGGCGGCAACCGTGACGCCCGCCAGAGCGGTCAGGGTGGCATCCAGAGGCTGGGCATCGGTGATGCCGAAGCCAGCCAGCGTGGTGGGGTTGGTGCCGGCGCTGACGCGGCCGTAGGCGTCGACCGTGACCGACTGGAAGGTGCCCGCCGTGCCAATCGTGGCCAGGTCGATTGAGTCGGCGTTGACGACGATCCGGCTGGCGGATGCCGTACCCACGTCCAACGTGTTGCCGGTCTTAGTCAGACCTGCGCCGGCGGAAATCTGACCAGCACCCGAGAACTGGGTGAAGGTGAGATTGGTGGTGCCGAGTGTGATCGGGTTGTCGGTGGTCAGCACCCAACCGGAATCGGCGTTGACCGTGCCCTGCTCGACGAAGGTGAACATGCCGGCTGTGACCTCAGCCGACACCGCAGCGTCAGCCGACCGAGTCCAGGCGCCCGCTGCAACCTCGTAGATGCCGTTTGCGCTGGCGGTCGACTGGTCCTTGACCAGCACCCGATCGCCGGCGATCAGCGCCACACTGTCGACGGTCTGCGTGCCGCTCAGCGTGATGCTGCCGGTCGTGGCTGCACGAACGCTGTCCTTGACATCGAGCCCCTGCTTGGTGGCATCGACGTAAGCCTTCGTCGCCGCGTCAGTGTCAGCGGTCGGTGTGGCCAGGTTGGTGATCTTCTGACTGTTCAGCGACACCGCAGCGGTCGGAGCCGCCATCTGGTCCAGGCGGCTAGTCCGCACCTGGGTGTCGAAGTCCGAGATTTTCGACGCCGTTAGCGTCGGAATGTCGGTCGCCGACAGCGTCGTGCCGCTGGTGACCCGACCCTTGGCGTCGGTCGTGACTTTGGTGTAGGTGCCGGCCGTGCCAACAGAGGCCAGCGTCAGGGTGATCGCCGTCGTGCCGCTACCGGAAGCGTCACCGGTGACCGAAATCGACTGGTTGCCGGTCAGGTAGTTTTGCGCCTTGACGAAGGCAGTCGAAGCGGCTTTCGTTGAGCTGTCAGCCGTCAGCTGCGTCGGGACAATGATGTCCCCGGTGAATGTCTTGTTTCCGCTGACCGTCTGGGCCGTGCTCAGTGTCAGAAACGCGCCAGCACCACCGATCGCCGGGACAGTGGTTGCCGTGCCACCAGCGCCGCCTGTTCCCTTGCCGTAGTAGAGAACGTCATCGACTTCGTTGAACGCGAGCTCGGCGTTCGCCAGTGAAGTTGGAGCGCCAGGAGAACCACTGACGCGGCGCTTAATCCGTAGAGTGTTGGCCATCAGAAATTACCTCCGTCGGTGAGCGTGAGCCGGGTGGTGATGTCGTCGGCCACGAATTTGGCGCTCGCCTCATCGTAGAAGAGAACACTGCCGTCCACTCGGTCGGAAGCGTCTACGTCAACCAAGTCCGTCAGATACGGAGTTGAGCCGCTGTAATAACCAAGGCTCGTCCAGGTGGCCGTGCCATTGCCAATTTTGATCCGCCCGGTGTCTGTCTCGAAGCCAGTCTCGCCAGCGAGCAAGACAGGATTTGCCGCGGTCCAAGCTGCTGCCGTGTCGCGTCTGAATTGGAGCCGCTGCCGTGCCATCAGCCCTAACTCGCTCCGCCACCGTCATACACGTTAGTCCCGTCGCTCTCTTCCTCATCCACCCACTGGCCGTTCTTGTAGACCAGGCGATCGCCGTTCTGCGGATTGCGCAGGTTGACATCAGCAAGGTCGGCCAGGCCAAACTCACGGGGCTGGCTGCCAGGCGCCACAACATCAGGCGAAAGCTTGGTCAGATACAAATCAGTGAATCGACCGTCGTCAACCTTCATCGCCTCGCGAACCTGATAGCTGACGCCCTCAACAGTGATCGCGTCGCCGTAAAGCAGTCCGCCAAAGACAGAACTCTTGACTGTCAATTTGTAATCAGTGGTCAGCACCATGCCGTCGGCTACCACCTGGCTCGGCATATCCATGATTCCGACGCCCGTCACCGCACCCGCCGACACCGGAACCCCGAAGTCGGACAGGAACAGGTCGAGCTCTTCGGTGAATGCCATCACACCATCCTACTTGGCAGTAGAAAGCCCCAGCCCACGCAAGGCGAGCCGGGGCCACATTTCGGCAAATCAGCCGTACTTCTTCACGCCAATTCCGTTGACTGAATAGACGTGCGTGCCAGCTTCGGCGGACACGGCCTTCACATAACGGCGCAGGCCGTCCTTGCTCAGGACCAGCGTCTGCTTGGAAGCAGAGGTGCTGACCTGGGCGAAAGACACGGTGCCGGAGGGCTGCAGTGTGCCGTCCAGCGTGAACACAGCGGTCACGTTGGCGAAGGTGACGTTGTCGGCGCTGTCCTGCAGCGTGACGGTGCAGGTGGAGGTTCCACCAGATGCCACGTCAAGGACCAGCAGCACGTCGCCGTCATAAGGACGCAGATCGACAGCGGTGCCATCGAGAGCAGCGTTGCGGGAGGCGGTGGGGGCCAGGGCAAAGTGCTCCAGCTTTTCCAGTGCCTGTTGGATGATTGCCATGGGTCAGTCCTCCTCGGAGGCAGTGGGGGCAGCAGGCTTGCGGCTCTTCTTAGGAGCTTCAGGCTCAGGCTCGGGTGCAGGCGCAACCTCGGGGGCGAGGCGGGCTTTGCCCATGCCGATCAGCAGATTGGCGTCGGCCACAGTGACCTCGGAGAAGGAGCCGGCCTCAGCCAGCTCCCCCGAGATCATGACCGAGCGAAGGATCTCGATCTTCATGGCGATCAGGTGCCGTAGCAGAAGGCGCCAGGCTGCTTGACTGCGAAGTCAACATCCTGAAGGGCGATGATCCGCACGTTGCCGCTGGTGGCGCCGGCGTAAGGATCGACGGTCAGGTCGAGGCCAGACCACATGCCCATCACGAACTGGCTGAAGTCACCGAACAGAGCGTCGTTGCTGGACAGCTGGTTCGACACGATCACCGGGTAGCCGTTGATCTCGTCGCTCTCATACACGAAGCGAGCCTCGGTGCCGATCAGAGCGGTGCTCTTCAGGGCGCCGCGGGCAGCAGCGTTGATGATGTAGCGCAGCGAACCGGCGTCGGCGTTGGCGGAGGCAACGTCGGTCTCCATGCCGATGTACTCGGCGAAGGTGCCGTAGCTGGTCAGGGTCTGAGCGCCGATACCGGAGGTGCCGGTCAGGCCCAGGGGCTGGTTGGCGGAACCAGTGCCGTAGATGCCGGCGCGGTCCAGCTCGAGCGCGATCACGCTGGCCAGGTCACGGCGGATCATGGCTTCCACGTCGACGCTGCTCTGGAGCAGCAGGCGGCGGGAGTAGTCAACGAAGGCACCCACGGTCTTGGGCGACATGTTGACCTGGTCGATCGACTGCTGGCTCTCGGTAGGAG